GCCGCGGGCGGTGAGGGTGCAGGTCTTTGCCTTCTCGTCGATAAGGTAATCGCCGTCGAACTTTGCTTCGTAGTCCTCCTTGTCGTCAAGCTCTGCTACCTTGTTCATGGTGAGGGTCTTGGCGAATTTGTCAGCCTTTTCGTAGAGGTCTGTGGACTTGTCGCCGCGGTGGGTCATTTCCGCAAATGCCCGGGCCTGTATCTCTGCGCCGCCCTTCGTGCTGCAATAAAGGCCAGGGTATACGGTGCGCATCAGAGCGCCGTTGCCCTCCACAGGGCGGCCGCCATCCCGCCGGGTCTGCCGCGCTGCTTCTTCCCAGTCCGTAGCCGTAGGAACGCCCTGCAAGCGAAAACGGCCCCGCAGCTTTGCAACGGCAATGCTATGGGAACAGGCGCCGCCAATGTCCTTTGGCTTGCTGTCAGCCCATGCAATAAACTGCTGTCCCACAGAAGCGACCAGATCCAGGCCGTTGTCCCCTTCCAGGGCATCCAGGATGCCGCGGGCAACGCAAAGGGTCATCTGTGTATCGTCCGTAACCTCGCCGGGCTTCAAGTTCAGCCAGCCGCCGCCGATCATGTCGGTAACACGGCCGTATATGTTGCAGATCTGCCAGTCGCTCATAAATTCCAGGGGGCCGCCTAGGGCATCGCCCACGGCCACGCCGTACAAGGCACCACGGATTCGGTCAAGCTGCTTTTCGTTGATCTTCTTCATTTCTGTTCCTCCTGTCCAGGCATCCGGCCCGTAACCACTCGGCCGTTTTTGTCCAAAAGCGTGTAGCCGCACAACTGTGCGAAGATTTTCGCTGCCTCCTCCGGCTCGTACAGAAGCACCGTCGAAAGGTCTTCCACCGGGTACTCCTCTGGCACCTTCACCACCTGGGCGTAAAAGCTGCCGCCCATGCCCAGGTCGAAGAGCTCCCGGATTATGTCGTTCTGGTCGATTTTCTGCTTCTTGCTCTTTCCGTCAAAGCAGAAGGCCGCTCCTTCCGGTACGTTCTCGACCAGTTTCAAATGATCGCCTATCATGTGCCCAACTCCTTACGCATGAACCGCAGGGTTGAAGCCCTGGGCCTTTATGTTCTTCGCCCAGGCTGTCACCATGGCGGAAAGGTCCTTTTTCATGGCCGGGTAATATTTCGTTGGCTTCCCGTCCACATAGTCTTTGTAAACTTCCCAATAGCGGCCGATGTAGTCGTTCTGGTATGTAAGCGGCTCCACGGTACCGGCTTCCCGGTCAACGCCCATGGTCACATCCGGGTCCAGCATAAGGTCGCCGTTCTGCTCCCCATAGTGGGCCACGGAATACACCGGGCGGCCCTCGTGGTCATTGTAGCCCAGGGCCTCGATGCACAGATCCATATAGCCCGGGGCCGTGAACTTCAAGGCCTTTTCTTCGGTGCCGTCCACGGCATCGAAGAAAGGCGCCAGGGTCTTGTAAATCGTTTTTTCGCTCATGCCTTTTCCTCCCGCTCCATCAAAATTTCCGAATCGTGCGCCACCTTCCGCAGCGCGGTGAGGCTGGCTGTCACCTGGGCCAGCGTGGCAGCGTGAACGGCCACCTCTTCGGCCCAGGTCGTCGGGTCCTCGCCAGCAGAAAGCAGCCGGATTGAATCGGCCAGGTGCTCCGCTTCAAGTTCCGACATAACGATCTGGCCGTTCAACTGCTGGTTGAAAAATTTAATCTTGTCCATGCTCTGCGCTCCTCTCTGCGGTATGGTTCCCGCGACCTTGCCCGGCTGGCTGCCGGGTGGTTTCGGCCTTTTCCTCGGGCCATCATCAGGCGGGGTTATTCAGGGCGAGTATTCCACGCTTCAATAGTTCGTTGCCTGCCCAATTCCCCGCGATGTTCATAAAAATCGCGGGTAAATGTGATATTGCATTTCGGGCATCTAATCCGAATGCCCTCAGTATTAGATTCAGTGATGGTCGTATGCTCCTGCCCGCAGAAAGGGCAAGGCTTCAGCGTTTCCTTCTCCTTAAACATCTTCACGCCAGCCACGGTGTAGTCAGCCGCCAGGCCAATATAACCGTGAGAAAAAGCAACGACCGGGTGCCATGCGCCATTGTAGTAGACTTGCAGTGCATCGCAATGCGTCTCGGCTTCCGCGCCGTGAATCCACTGGCCAGACCGGCGGCATCCCTTCCAGCGGAACCAGTTGTAACCTCTTGTGGGTACAACATAACTAACGCTGTCCGCATCAGCTACTTCCCGGATGCGCCTGCCCCGAGCTGCGTTCTCGTAAATGTCCATCGTTCAGCCCTCCCTTACTCTTTGACTTCGCACACATCGGCCAGCTCGTAGATGTCTAGACCGTGCCCGGTCTCGTCGATCAACCGCTGCACTGCCACGTTCCGGGCATCCACCGGGTCGATGGCGTTGACCTCGTAGCAGTCCCAGAACCTATCAGCCATGTTGTAGACGTACACCTTATAGCGCTTTTTTTGAGTTAATCCTGCAATGTTTTTGTCCTCCTGTTTGTTTGGTGGTGCTCTCTACATTAGTTATTATACTACTTTTAAATTATTTTGTAAATAGTTTTTTATATTATTTCAGTATATTTTTATTCATAGGGAGTAAAAAATTAAGCACCAGCCTTTCAGCCGGTGCCGGATGGTCATTCTTTCGTGGGTGTTGCGGTGATAACCAAAGCGTCTTCAGCATCTTCAAGAGTAGTGCATGATGTCCTTTCAGTTGGGATATGCTCTCTCAGCCACTTCATGCTCATGTCGTGGTCGATAAAGGCCATGGTGAGACCGTGTCTTATTTCGTTGCCCATATAGGTATAGATCAGATCCATATCTTCTTCCGAGAAATCGGTGTCAAGAAAAGCATTGACCCCCGAAAGCATAAATTCGTGGAAGCGCCGGTTTCGCCACTCCTGCGAATACGGTGCGGTTTTGAATGCTGCCCGTGAAAGCCATTCCAACACCTTTGCTTCGATATCTTCAACGTAATGACAATCCTCTAAGATGAAAGACTGGTTTGTGCGCGGGTGAGCAATAAACTCGTACCCTACATCGTCAGAATCACGGATGAAACTGCCGGGAAAGCATTCAAGAAGCTTTGCACGGGCTTCTTCTACATCGGCAGCTCTCTGGTGTTCTTTTTCATTCATAGTTTTCACTCCTTAATCAAACTCCGGCATTGCAAGGATGATCTTCTTGCAGTGTTCCTCACTGACCCTGTACGGCTTGTGCCGAAGGGTGTTATCCTGCATGATTTGCCAGTAAACCATTGTCGGCAGCTCAAACAGGGCGGTGCAGCGCGAATACAGGCGCACGGCCTGATTCCTGATTTCTGCGTCAATTTCATCACGTCTTGTCATTTTCAATCAACCTCCGATTTTCTGATTTCCTCGCGCAGAACTTCGTATTTCCGCTGGTGCCCGCGCTTTTGGCTGTGCCTGATGCTGGCCCAGAATGATTTTTTGCTTGCAAAGCCGAGGGCTTTTGCACAGTCTGCCGGGCGACCACTGCATAGCAGCCGCCCCGTTTTTCTGTCCCAAACGGTATACCATGCGTAATACTTTTGTGTGTTCATAAAAGCGCCCGTAAGGCCAGATAGCACAGCCTTTTGATTTACCGGGCAACAGCCTTTGTCATTGCATCGATCAGCCAGTGACCGCCCATGACGTTGTTCCAGTTGTTGGCCTGATAGTTCTTCGTGTTACGGTGAGGAGCGCTGTGGGTAACAAAATCGCTCATGGCGTTCACCGCGCCCCATGCGGTATTGCGGAACTTTGCAAGGTCGGGGGCCATCACACAGACCATGTAGCCGTCCTTCATCTCCTGCACATGGCGCTTCTGGATGTTGCTCATGTCATCCGCTTCAGGGAACAGCTCGTCAAGGATCTTCCGCAGGCGCTCGTCAGATACGGTGGTGTTTGCCATCTGATCTGCCCGCTCAGCCAGAGCGTCCATGTACTTTCCGGCCATCTCAAGGCACTGCTGCGCTTCCACCAGCTTGGTGCTGATATCGCCCACATGGCGCACGCTCCACGCCCGCTGTGCCGTGTTCAGGGCGAGGTTCAGGGTGTTATTGCAGACCACCCGAACAGGGGTCATGCAGACGCGGACAGCGCCGGAGCCGTCATGTGTGTTGGAGAAGCAGACATAAGGCTCTGTCTTATCTCCGCAGATTTCGGAATCGGGCAGCTTTGCCAGCAGCCAGATCTTCTTGCCGTCAAGCAGGCTGCCCGCTGTCTCGTAGTGGACATCGCCACCAATCAGGGCATCCGTGAAGGCAAATGCATCAGCGTTCTGCACAATGCGGTACTTGTCGCTGACAACGCCCAGCACCTTGTTGTCAGAGCTGCGCACATTCGCCTTGTAGCCGGGAATCGGCTCATAACCGCCGTTCAGCCACATATCGCGGGCCTCAACCGTCCAGTCCAGACCGGCCAGACGCAGGGCATCAGCGCTGGTGGGCGCTTCCTGCACCATCGTTCCCAGACCGTGCCAAGGCTTCTCGCGGACATAGAACATCGTTTCAACATTTGCAGACATATTTCGTACCTCCAAAAATTATTGTGTTGTGCGGTGGCTCCCGCGACCATCCCAGTAACGTCACCGGAATGGTTTCGGCTGCTGCCGGGCAGCCATCATCAGGCGGGTCAATAGATTTCCCTTTCAAGCCTTAAACTCCGGGCATACAGAGCCACGGAAGTGAGTGAGACGGATTGCGTGCTTCAGCTCTCTGTCGCTCATGAAGGGGGTGCAGAGCTTGCTGACGAACTTGATTGCCCACCACAGGCCTTCAACAGTCTGACGGTCAAGGACCGCCCGGCGCTCGGTATCGGTCTGGGCGGCGTAGTACCGCGCTAAGGTGTTATTGCAGTCTGCAACAAAGTTGTCAGGGATGTTGATAGAAAGTGCGTTCATGTTCAGCCATCCTTTCATCATCAAACAGTGGGCATTACGCGGGCCACATAAGACCGGCGGCGGTCGTTCATGTAAACGCAAAGGTGAACGGTGCTGACATACTCGCCGCTCTCGGCGCTGTCCATCTCGCAGAGCACATCCTGCCAACCGAACACATCAGCGCCGGAATAGCTCATAGCTGCAATGAAGCAGGTCTTGCCAGATTCCTTTGCTGCGAACCGCTCTGCCTTCTTGATCTCGGAGATTTTCAGGTTGAAGTCTTTCATCGTTTTGTACCTCGCTTGTTGATTTTTTACTGATATGGTAGTATTATTTATGTAGGATATCTGCTCTTTACATTTGCAATTATACTACTATACAATTATTTTGTAAATAGTTTTCTATTATTTTTTCGTATTTTTTTATTCTTCATTAAATTTTTATTGCGAGGTGCTATTTATGGGGAACATTTCGAGGATTCGCGATCTTGCCGACAAGAATGGAGTATCCATTTCATTCCTCAGCCAAGCTATCGGAAAAAGCTCAGGATATCTGGCAAACGCAACAAGCCGCGATGCAGATGTCCCTGTGAAGTACCTCCCTGCACTTGCAACAGCGCTTGGAACGTCTGTTGACTACCTTCTTGGAAAGACGGATGATCCTTCTGCAACAGACAGTGACATGCAGATAAGTGACGATTATGGAACATTCCAGTATGATAGGTTTTACGACCTGTGCAAGAAGCAGGGGAAGATGCAGTCACACCTCTATGATCTTGTTGGCCTGCCGTCAAAAGCTGGCAGCAACCTCAAGCGCACCAAAAAGGTGAGGCCCGAAATCCTTGAGGTGTGGGCTGCAGAGTTGAACACCAGCGCAGCATACCTCAACGGTGAAACCGATGATCCTTCCCCTGTACCAGCCCCGGCTGCCCCTGAGCAAAAAGAAAAAGCCCCCCAGTCAGACGTTGACCGCCTGATGGAGGGCTTGAATGCCGAAAGTATACGGAAGCTGAGAGAATATGCAGAGCTGCTCCTGCTTGGGCAGGAAAAAGAAGAAAAGAAACCTTAAAGCGCAGACATCCTACTATAATAATAGTGTAAAAATGTATAAAAGTGTTGTAAATATCACTTATAAGTGATATAATAGTATAGCCGCAGACAGGATGTGGTCAATCTGAACGACGTATTGTTTCAAATGCTGCTAGAAGATCTTTTTGAAAGATATGGCAGCATGCTTTCTATTCACCAGCTTTTTATACCAGAACTTGTTCTCCTTTTGAGAAGAGGCGGAATTGAGCAACAGTTCATGTCAAGACTCTCTGATAATCTTGCAAAACTCCGGGATTATGGAGATGTTTGTATTCGCAAGAAAAAATCAAACATGGAATATCTTGTCGGACAATCTCCTTTGTGTTCCATGCGCTTTTTACTTCCGGGTTCAAACATACGTGTTCTATTTGTCTATCAGAATGAAATGGTTTACCTTCTAACCGCTTTTCATGAGCGCGCAGGGCATCAAAACACCGCTTATCCCAAATATACTCCTATTGCAAAGCAGCGCTTTAATGAACTTAAAAAGGGGGACTGATTATGTCTTGCAGAGCAACTTTATCTGATTTAATCAAAGCCATTACCCAAAACATGTCCGCTGCTGAGATGGCAAAAGCCGCAATAAATATTCAAATCCAGCAGATGATTCACGATACCCGCATGGAGAAAGGCTGGACACAAAAAGACCTTGCTGAAAAGATGGGGGTAAAGCAGAGCCTTGTTTCCCGCTGGGAGAGCGGAGAATGCAATTATACCATCAACACTTTGATTGACATTGCCGATGCTTTGGGGCTGTCGGTACAGTGCCCTTTGAAGCCCGATGAAAGAATCATGTCCACCGAACCTGAAAATGTGAAGTCTGATGCTGCAAACAACACAGCTTTTAAAACGCCTGACTTTTCTTCGTCAAGGTTGATTCGGTTCCCTGAAACACCTAAAAAGCCAACCGGAGGTGCACACAATGGATGCAAAGCAGTTTGAAGCTGACATTCAGTATCTTGGAAGCTTTCTTACGGAATGCTCTTTTGATAATAATATCATTGATGCTGTGTCGCAGTGTGAATTAACGCATCAGCTCTCCGTTTCTATCAGTGAGCAAGTTCCAATTGATGATCCTTCTAAGAAGGCTGCTTATGTCAGGCTCATTCTTGACGGCGTTTATTCATTGCAGGATGGCTCAGAAGCTTCCTGCAAGTATCACATGGTTATACACGGCAAGTTTATGATTGATAAGAGCGTACCTGACGAAGATTTTGAAACAAAATTGTGGTTCAACGGCTCTGCAGCGGTGTATGGCATTGCCCGTTCAAAAATGGAGGTTATGTCCTCTATGGTTCTTAATCATGGAAAAATCGAGCTTCCAATGGTCAATATGTACGAACTGCTCAAAGCTCAGTTTGAAAAAGAAAACAAAAGTTAATCCTCGTTCTATGTTTATCCTCCGGGAATGACGGGGTGCCATGTGGCGTAGAATATCATTCACTTGTAAGAGCGGGGTTTGCTGAGCGCAAGCCCTGCTTTTTGTTTTCCATTTTCTTTTTTATAGGGAGTTTACAATGGGAATTTTCAAATGGTTGAAAAAGGCTACAAAGGTCATTGGCAAGATGGCTGTTGAAGCAGCGGAAGAAGATGAACGTTCAAAATACTCACCAAATCCTGAGTGGATGGGGCAAATGGATCTTGTCAACTCTCGTGCGAATGCAAGGATATTAGCCCCTCAGCTTTTGAAACAGGCTCAAGATTGTGCCAGAATCCTCTCGTCAACCACTGAACCGTCAACGTTCTTTATGAGATACGATTTTTGCGTTGGTCGGCTTATGATGCTTGAAGATTGTAAAAAATACGGAGTGAATGCTGCTACCACCGATTCGCTGAACAAATACACAGATTTAGACTTCAGGGATGGCGCAATAGAAGAACTTATACATCGAACCCAGATAAAGTATTCTAACAAAATACTGACGCTCAAGACATCAAAGGCAAAGGAAAACTGGGCAGCAAAGTATCATCAGGCTTTTGAACCCTACCTTTCTTATATGAGCGACCGGCAAAAGACAGCCCTTGGCGAAGCAAGCGCTGAATTATTTGAACTGGCTGGAAAATAAAAGGCCCCTCGGCAAAGCCGAAGGGCCAATGTATAAAGGAACCGTTTCAATCAGTCCCTTCATGTGAGAGCTGGGTTCTTCGCAGCGCGGCAGCGTATACTTCCAGCTTTTTGCGGTTATCCTCTGAGAGAGTTCTGTACGCCTTTTCAATGTATCGCTCGTCCTCCTCAACACCCGGGGTGTTTCCGAGAACAGCCGTTTTATCCTGCATCTGCGTGTTACCTCCATGGTTCCATTTTTTGTTTTGTTGACCTCGCCAAAGCTCACAAAACAACTGCTCACAACCATATGTTACATCAAACGGTTGTTGCTGTCAACAAATATCAAAAAATTTGATGCTTTTGCAATTTCAACCGAAAGGAGCAGAACGATGAAAAAGAGAACGAACACAGCGTTTTGGGTCGAAAAGGAAAAGCGCTGGTGCATCGCAGTTCAGAAGAACGGCACCCGCAAGCGCTTTTACAGCAGTACGCCGGGCCGAACAGGACAACGGGAAGCAAACGCAAAAGCGGATGCATGGCTTGATGATAGCATCAGAGACGGAAAAAAGAAGGTCAGCGCCCTTTATTCAGAGTGGGTGGAAGAGCTGAAGCTCACCTGTGGCACATCCTATGTTACGCAATGCAAGCGTTACGGGGACTGCTATATCCTGCCGACCTGCGGGAACATCCGCATTGACGAGCTGACCGAGGGCGACCTTCAAAAGGCAATCGACGTTTCGTTTCGGAAGCGATCCCAGAAGAAGAACCAGCGCAAGCCGATTTCAGACAAGCCATTGAGCCGCAAAACGCTTATGACGATTCGGGCGGCGGAAACGGCCTTTGTCAAGTGGTGCAGAAGGAACAAGTACACGACACTGCATCCTGATCTGTCTATCCCGAAGAATGCGAGAATGGGAAAACGCACAATTCTTCAGCCCACCGCTCTGAAGGTGCTGTTTAGCGTAGATACCCGTACCTACTACGGAAAGCCGGTATTTGACGAGTATATCTATGCCTATCGCTTTGCCGTTTCCACCGGCCTGCGTCCCGGAGAGCTGATTGGCTTATGGTATGGAGACATCAAAGGGAACACGGTCAACCTTCGGCGCAGCATCAACGTGCACCGGGAACAGACGACCGGAAAAAACGAAAACGCAATCCGCTCTTTTGACATGGGCAAGGAAGCTCGCGAGGCATACGAGGCACAGGTGCAGCTTCTGAAGGCTCAAGGTATACTTCTGAACTACAATACCCCGCTGTTTCAGATCCCGTCAGAACACGCGCTCTATCGCCGCTGGGAATCCTATCAGGAAGCAAACGGGCTTGAGCCGAAAGTTTCACTTTACGAGCTGCGGCACACCTTTGTCAGTGTTGAATCCAGCGTCCTGACTGACAGCCAGCTGAAGATGCTCGTGGGCCATAGCAAGAACATGGACACTGCCGGAGTGTATCGGCACGAGCTTGACGGTCAGAGGGAAGATCTTGCTGCCGCTACCACCGCGGCATTCAAAAAGGCACAGGCCTGACTCTGGTAACAGTTTTGGTAACACTCTTTTTTGTAAACGTAGCAAAATACATGGGTTACAAACCAACCCCACTACATTTTTAGCAAGTGTTTAGGCGCGTTGCAGATATGTTTTTGACGCCACTCAATCATTTTTTATTGTTCGACTCCCATCGCCTCCACCAACAAAAAGCACCTGGATTCGTTGAAATCTGGGTGCTTTTCTTTTTGCTGAAACTGGTTTATAAAGCACTCCATAGCACAGAACGATTCGCTATTAGGGCGGCTTTTGTCACAATTTGTACGTATTTCCAGCAAAACAGAATGATTGTATAAAATTTATACACCCGCTAAAGTTTGTTTGTTGTCTGCTGCGGCGGCGCGGGGTATACTGTTGCCATAAGGACGGCGCAAGGATGCCGAAAAAAGCAATAAAAAGCAGGGAGGCTTTTCTATGTACTATTCCAGTGGCAACTATGAAGCATTTGCAACTCCTAAAAAGCCGGAGGGTGTCGATCATAAATCTGCATATATCATTGGTTCCGGTCTGGCCGCACTGACGGCTGCATGTTATCTGGTGCGTGACGGCCAGATGAAGGGCGAGCATGTGCATGTGTTTGAGAAAGACCCCATCCCCGGCGGTGCCTGCGACGGCTACAAATACGATATCGGTTACGTGATGCGCGGTGGCCGCGAGATGGATAACCACTTCGAGGTCATGTGGGATCTGCTGCGCTCCATTCCGTCTCTGGAGACCGAGGGTGCCAGTGTGCTGGATGAGTACTACTGGCTGAACAAGGAAGACCCCAACTATTCACTGTGCCGTGCTACCGTCAACCGCGGCGAGGATGCCCACACCGATGGCAAGTTCGGCCTGTCTGATAAGGGTGCTATGGAGATCATGAAGCTCTTCTTCACCCCCAACGAGCAGCTGCAGGATAAGAAGATCACCGATTTCTTTGATGATGAAGTGCTGAACTCCAACTTCTGGCTGTACTGGCGCACCATGTTTGCCTTTGAAAACTGGCACAGTGCTCTGGAAATGAAGCTCTACCTCAAGCGTTATATCCACCATATCGGCGGTCTGCCGGATTTCACCGCCCTGCGCTTTACCCGCTACAACCAGTATGAATCTATCATCCTGCCCATGGTCACTTACCTGAAGGACCACGGCGTGCAGTTCCACTATGAGACCAAGGTCGTGGACGTGAAATTTGATATCAATGGCAAGCGCAAGCAGGCAAGCAGCGTGGTTGTGGAGCACGCAGGTGAGATCAGCTCCATTGACCTGACCGAAAATGATCTGCTGTTCATCACCAACGGCGGCTGCGTGGAAAGCTGCACGATGGGCGCACAGGACAAGGCAGCAGGCTTTGATCCCACCATCAAGCCGGGCAACGGCTGGGATCTGTGGAAGAAGATCGCTGCACAGGACCCCGCATTCGGCAATCCTGAAAAGTTCTGCTCCGACCCCGAACATTCCAACTGGGAAAGCGCCACCATCACTACGCTGGACGACAAGATCCCGCAGTATATCCAGAAGATCTGCAAGCGTGACCCGTTCAGTGGCCACACCGTCACAGGCGGCATCGTCACCGTTAAGGACTCCAACTGGCTGCTCAGCTGGACGCTGAACCGTCAGCAGCAGTTCCGAGACCAGCCCAAGAACCAGCTGTGCGTCTGGGTCTACGGCCTGTTCAGTGATAAGCCCGGCAACTACGTCAAAAAGGCCATGCGCGACTGCACCGGCAAGGAACTGTGCATGGAGTGGCTGTACCATATCGGTGTGCCCGAGGATCAGATCGAAGAGCTGGCCGAGCACAGTGCCAACACCATCCCGGTCATGATGCCGTATATCGATGCATTCTTTATGCCGCGTGCGATGGGCGACCGTCCTGATATCGTGCCGGAGGGTGCTGTCAACTTTGCCTTCCTGGGTCAGTTCGCCGAGACCGGCCGTGACACCATCTTCACCACCGAATACTCCATGCGCACCGGTATGGAAGCTGTGTACACCCTGCTGGACATCGACCGCGGTGTGCCCGAGGTCTGGGGCAGCACCTATGATGTACGTGCCCTGATCGATGCAACGGTCAAGCTGCGCGACGGCAAGAAGATCACCGACATGGATCTGCCGCTCATCCCGCGCCTTGCCATGAAGGAAGCTTTGAAAAAGATCGAGGGTACCGACCTTGAGAAATTCCTCAAGGAATACAATGCGATTTGAGCTCGTTGCTCTGATCCATTTTTGAATCCCCTTTGAAAACAGCCCGCTTTTGCAGTCAACGACTGGCTGCAGATGCGGGCTGTTTTTTGCCCTGAAAAGGAATAATGTTGCACAAAAAGTGCGACTTAGTACCGTGAATTATGAACAAATTGTGCGATTCCGGGTTGTTCTTGGGTGTTTTGTGTGTTATGCTTAATATAACAAGCGTCGGGCTGGTTCTGTGCGCCCGATAAAAACAAAAGAGAGTTTTAAGAGGAGGTCGTTTTTCCATGAAACAGCTTATCTCCCGCCGCAGCTTCCTGAAAGCCGCAGGTGTCACTACGGCCGTTGCTGCCGTGAGTCTGGGCGCACCCGCTGCGTCTGCATGTTACCCCGGCAGCTTTAAGGACATTACGATCCTGTACACCAACGATGTTCATACTTATATCGACAAAAAATCGCCGGAACTGACCTATGCTGCCATCGCAGCTTTGAAAAAGAGCTATCAGGATGCAGGCAAAAATGTCCTGCTGGTAGATGCGGGCGACCATATTCAGGGTACCGCATATGGTTCCATGGACGAAGGTGCATCCATCATCCAGCTGATGAACGCCGCTGGCTACGATGTTGCTACGCCCGGCAACCATGAATTCGACTACGGCATGGCCCGTGCAAAAGAGGTAATGGCTGAGGCAGATTTCCCGTACCTCTCCAGCAACTGGGTCAATCTGCCGCTGGGCAACCGCGTTCTGCCGGATGTCAAATACTTCACCATCGGCGGCCGCGTGATCGCATTTGTGGGCATCACCACGCCCGAGACCTTCACCAAGTCTACTCCGGCTTACTTCATGGATAAGAGCCAGAGCCGCTATATCTATGATATTCTGGGCGGTGACGACGGCCAGAAGCTGTACAAGGCTGTGCAGAAGTCCATTGATAAGGCCAAGGTTCTGGCTGACTACGTGATCGGTCTGGGCCATCTGGGCGTTGATCCTTCCTCTTCGCCCTGGACCAGCAAGGAAGTCATCGAGCACACCTCCGGCTTCGATGCATTCATCGACGGCCATTCTCACACCAAGATGGAGTGTGAGTGGGTGAAGGATCTGTCCGGCAAGGCTGTCGCCCTGACCCAGACCGGCTCTTATTTTGCAAATGTTGGCGAAATGACCATCAAGGCTGACGGCTCCATTGCCACCCGTCTGATCTCCTCTTACGAAGGCTCCGACAGTGCCGTTGCCGATATCCAGAACGCATGGGTCGCTTCTGTGGACGACATGCTGGGTGAGAAGATCGCTGTTGCCGATACGAACTTCTACATCTCCGACCCCGAGACTGGCAAGCGCCGCATCCGCATGGCAGAGACGAATCTCGGCGACTTCGTGGCCGACGGCATTTACTCCTACTTCAATGAGGTGGAACAGCTGCATTGTGACATCGCTATCATGAACGGCGGCGGCATCCGCGCCGATGAGAAAGCCGGCTACTGGACCTTCAAGACCTGCAAGCAGGTCAGCCCGTTTGGCAATGTGGCCTGTCTGATGTCTGTCACCGGCAAGCAGATCCAGGATGCACTGGAGTTTGCAGCCCGCTTTGCCGGAACGGAAAAGGAGAACGGCGGCTTCCTGCATGTGGCAGGCGCTTCCTACGAGATCCACGCCGATATCCCCAACACCGTGCAGACCGACGAAAAGAATGTCTGGATTGGCAGTGCCACCGGCACTCCGCGCGTGCAGAACGTGAAGATCTACAACAAGGCTTCCGGTACTTATGAACCGCTGGACGAGAGCAAGACCTACGCTCTGGCTGGCATGAATTACACTCTGCGCAATCTGGGCGATGGCTTTGCCATGTTTGATGGCGCAGAGCTGATCAAGGACTATGTGTCTGAGGATTACCTTGTGATGTCTACCTATGCCATGACCTTTGGCGGTGTAGATGCAGAGGGTCTGCCGCATTTGACCACCGCAAACAGCCCGCTGGCCGATTACCCGGGCTATCTGCTGGATTACGAGAATCCCTACGGCGCAGGCCGCATCAGCATCCTGTAATAACTGCATAAAAATGGGCGTACCGTCGCAAAGACGGTACGCTGTTTTTGTATAACAATATAGAACAAAAAAACCATCCGGCATAAACCGGATGGCTTTTTGGTTGGGGATGAGAGAATCGAACTCCCACAAGTAGAGTCAGAGTCTACCGCACTACC